TACGACATCGTTCGTGAAATTGAAACAACGACGACGATAGCGGAACCCGAACGCCGCCGCGCCTAATCCCTTTGGTTGGACATCATGGGCGGCGATAAACACAAAGACAAAGCAGATCAGCGGCGACCGACCGACGTCGTACAACGACGCGGAGATGTCGATCGGACGCCGCCGCAATACTGGCGTTCCGTCCCCGCGCATGTGCGACGGGCGATCCGCGATCTACTCAGCGAAATCAACTTGAATAAATGGAGACAGAAGTAAGGCATGGCTAAGACTCAGAAACAGAAAACGACCGAACCCATCGCGGACGGGATCTTTCGGTACCTGATCACGAACGCACACGTTAAGGCGGGGAACTTCCGCGTGACCTGGTTAAACCAGTATAAGAAACAAAAAGAAAAAGGGTTCCCCGCCGACACGCCGATCGATTACCTGAAATCGTTTCGCGCCCATCAGGAAAAGATCGCCGCGGACGCCGCCGCCGTTCACGCATTCAAAACGCATTCGTCCGGGAGTTTCACTCGCGACATCGTGACGTTCCTAAAAACGCGAAAACGACTCCCATGTTACAAGTCCGATAAATCTCATCTGCGACCCTGGGCGCGGAAGTTCGGGCGGTTGTCGCGTCATTCGATTACGCGAGAGATGGTCCTGTCGGCCCTGGCGTCCTGGGACTTTTCGCCGCGGGAACTTCGCCATCGGATCAATATTCTGCGACAGGTGTTTTACTTCAAGGATGGCGACCTGGCGACGACGCCGTGTGATCGGATTTCGAGTCGGAAACACTCGTTCTTAAAGGTTAAGAAAACGCGACCGAAGTTAGTCGCGGATAACGTGATCGACGTCGTCGCCGGGAACTTACTTCAAGCGGAGCTAAACGGACGATTGCGCGATGGGAAAACACGCGCTAGGTTTCTGGTACTCGCGACGTGTGCGAAAAGACCGTGTCAGGTCATGCGGGCCGACCCGAAGGACGTCAACCTAACGACGCGGATCTGGGACGTGACCCCGGCCAAGAATTCGACCGGCGGCGAACTGTATTTAAACGACGACATGCTAAACGCCTGGAAATTATTTATCGCCGCGGACGCCTGGGGGGACTACGACGGGGTTAGTTTCTCTAAAACGATCCGCCGGAACGGATGGCCAGGCGGACGCGGCGGCGTTCGCCCGTACAACATGCGACACGGGACACTCCAGACCATGCGGAACCGCGACGTTGACTTAGGCGACGTCCAACAGGCGGCGGGACATGAGTCCCCCGAAACGACGGCGCGGTTCTATACCTACGGCGAATTAGAACGGTCTAAAAAGGCGGGCGCGAAGATCGACGGGCGGTTTTCGTCCGACGTGTTCGCGCCGCGGACCCCGCAGAAATACGACGACACGAACGACAACCAGTAACCCAACTAAAAAAAGGACTCCATAAGGATCACTCTATGCACCTATCACACGCGATTCTAGGAACCGCGATCGTCGCGAAATTAGAGGACCGGCTAACGTCGCCGGTTCTCATTATTGGGTCGGACTCGTTCAGTCGCCCCGATCTGTCGAAGATCGGATGTTTTAATTTTCTCGCCGCCGCCCGTTTGACTCACGTTCTGACGTTTGAACTAAAAGTAAAACATACGCGGGATCTGTTCTTTAACTTTGGTCCGCAACATCTCGCGGTCCCTGGCCTGGGCGCGATTTCTCTCGCGACGATCGGCGCGGCGTTTGAGTGTAAGGGACTAGGAACACTCGCGGACTACATCGCCCGTCATATGGCGAAGGGGGATCACGTCGTCACGTTCACAACGATGAAGGTCAACGTCCTAGATCAACAGGCGGCGGCGAAGGAACGGAAAGATCGCACACGCCGGAAGGACTCGCGTCGCCGCCAGGCGCACGAAATCCGCGTCGATCGCCATGTCGCACGATCGGCGGCGCACTAATGGCGAAGCGTAAACCCGTCGAAGTGATCGACGTCCCCGTTCCCGGCGGCGTCCGCGGGCGGATCGAACGCCTCTATCGTGAGTTCTTTACTAAGGCGCAAGCTTTACGCCTGACCGCTGAAATCCTGGATGACGACGACCGCCGGAACGCCCTGGACGCCGCGCCGAAAAAGTTCCTGGACGCCGTGAACCATCGAAACGGCGCGGTCGGTCGTCCGGTCCTCACGAAAGAACCGAAGTCCCGGCGCGGCGTCCAGAAAGTTAAGTCCCCGATCTTTGGACCGCGGATGTCCCTGTTCTTGTTGGAACATTTAGACGACGAACAACCTAAACCGATCGCGGACTTACAGGCCGCTTTAGCGAATGCGGGATCGCCCATCCCTAGTGTGCAAAATCTTAACGGTCCTCTGGGCGCGGCCCTGGTTCGCCGCGGGTATGTGAAAAAAAGTCGCGACGGGTACCGGCGAACCGCGAAGGGCGCGGCGCGGGCGATCGACTTGCGGAAACGGCTAGAGGCGACCGGAAAGGTTGCGCCAGGCGGATACCTAATTAAAGGGTTCGCCGCCAGTCAACAGACGAACTAACGACAACATGAAACGGCGACTGTCCCCCCAGTCGCCGTTTTGCTTTTCAGTGAAAGGGGATCGGGTATGGAATTCGTCATCGTGAAACGCTATCGGACTAGCGACGTCCTGGGCGACCTGATCGGCCCGTTCGACGACGTCGACCAGGCCCGCGAGTTTAAATCGTTCCTTCGCGGCGCGGACCCGGATGAAAAATTTATATACGCCGTCGTCCCGCTGATGAGTCCCGTTGATGCCGCGCCGTCGACGCCGCCGCCATCCGCCTCTAGGGTTTGAAATGGATTCCCAGACCGCCGGGAATTCCTGTCTGGTTGTCGTCGTTGTCGCGATCGCGATCGTTATCGCCGCGATCCTGGCGGTCTGGCGATCGTGACCTGATCTGTCATGGTCTACATCGCGTTCGCGTTAAACCTGGCGGCGTTGACGTTGAACGTCGGGATTATTTATTACGAACGGCTAGAGGCATCGACCTGGAATTTTGCCGCGGTCGCGATCGCCGCGGTCGGACTTCGGGCGATCTTTCCCGCCGTGTGTCGTCGACTGAAAGGGGATACGAAATGACAAAAGGATTTTTTGTGGTTCCGACGCCCGCGCCGCGGACGCCGCTTAACTTAAAAACGGGCGTCGTCTATGCGCCGCGGGTTCCGACGCCGCCGTTCGTCGCGTTCGACGCCGTCGAAGTCCGACCGGATGTGTTTGAGGTCCGCGGCTACGACGATCAGGGCGTCCAGGCGTTTCTATTTCAAGGTCACGCCTTGCAGACCTATCAAAAACTGGCGACCCATTTACGGATGGATCTACGACCCGAAGATCCGCCCTGGGGGTCTAGCGAACCGCGAACCGCGATACGGACGAAAAGGACTCGTTAAACAATGGGCGTCTATCAGGCGTTCGGCCCGTGTGTGTTGTGCGGGGTCCCGTTCTTTTTTCATCCGAACAAAGTTCCCAGTCTGCGATTACACGGGGTCCGGGAACCTGTCTGTCGATCGTGTTTCGATCGGGCGAACGCCCTTCGCGAGTCGAAAGGACTTCCGCCCTTCACGATGATCGCGGGCGCATACGATCCCGCCGACGAATCCGAACTGGACGGCGACGAATGATCGTCCGCGTCCTTCACGTCGACGGGACCCTGGTCGCACACACGATCGACGACGCGGACCCGATGCCCGCGATCCATAAATTAATCGACTGCGATTGTGTCGACTTTGTCCGCCTGGCGGATCGGGTTCATGTGATGTTGGTCGACGACAACGGGATCGCGAAGGGTCGACCCGTGAACCCGAACGCGACGGTTCTTTACCATGACGTGTGCCGACCAGGGACGACCCATCAGATCGTCGGGGACGTCGCGATCGTGCGGGCGGCGGATCTAGCCTGACAATTTTTCCGCCGTCCGCGTCTACACTTCGACCAGAGGTACCGACGCATGACGACGAAACAAACACGCCAGGACGGGACGACGACTCGCGACGCCGAACCCGAAGTTCTGATCACGTCCCGCCTCACAACCGACGGGACAAAATACCTTCCCGAAACGTACGAAACAACCGACGGAACCGTAGCGTTACCCTGGCCGATGATCGATCCCCAGACCGGCGTTCGGGGTCGACTCCCGGACCAGTGGCCGATCGGGGACCCGCGTCGCGGCGACCGCGACGACGTCGCCGCGGAAGGTCGTCGCGGGCCGACCGCGCCCAGGGGCGCGACGCCGCCGCCGCCGCCGACCGCGGGTTATGTCGGCGCATGATCCGATCGCGCCCTGGCGGTCCTCTGGCGGGGGACGCGACCAGGTTTACGCCCGTCGGACGACTGGGGTCCGGCGGGCGTGTTTTGATCTGGTTTTCCCCTATGGAAACACTCCCCCAGATTGATCCCCCAGATTTCGCCCAGGCGCGAAAGGGTCGCTAAGGGTTTTTATTGGTCCTTTTTTGATCTGGCGGATTTCTGGGGGCGATCGACCGACGTCGTCGGGAACGGTTGTTTTTCGGTTGAATGTTTATGTTTTCGGGCTGAATACACCCGATCGATTGGTTGCGGGGGGGGGATTTGAACCCCCGACCTTTGGGTTATGAGGCTACCGAACGAATTTATAACGAGTTCATTTTCAGTCGGTTAGACGGTCCCCCAGATTTCCCCCCCAGATCGATCAGTTTCCAGCCGCATGATGGCGACGCCAGGAACCAGGCGGGAAGGTCGATCCGTTTCCCTGGTCGCCCGCCGATGTAGGCGGACCCGTCGCGTCGTCGCGGTCGGCAATATAGATCCAGGTAGACGCGACCGGCGTCGACGCGGGCGACCCGCGCCAGGTAATCCCCTTTGCCCTTGTTACTCCGGTAGAGGTCCCCGATCATGTATTGCGCGACCTTTCGATCGATGGGCGGGCGCGTCGACCTTCGCGACCCAGTACACGGGCGTTCGACCCCGCGCCCAGGCGACCGCGTCGTTCGCGGTATAAGTCCGATAGGCGACCGACACACGCCGCGGCCCTGACTCGCGACCGATCATCTGGGCGTACCGCATAACCAAAAACGCCGCGCCGTGTTTCACGGTTCGCGACTATAACAAAAAAGTTATACCGACGTTCCGGCCAGGACTCCCGGCGAACTTCATCCCTGGCCGGAACGTCGACCGCGGGGATCAGACCAGGACGGACGCGATCCAGAACGCGAGTCCCGTCGCGACCAGGTTTACGCGGGGACTGGGGACCTGGACCGCGGCCAGGACGAAACAGATCAGGGCGACGAGAACTAGCGCCGTGTGAAGGGTACTCATCGGGTCGGTCCTTTCGCGGGCCAAGTGAACTGAGTTCCGCAACAAACACACACGAACTGATCGCCGCCGAACGGTTCCGGCGGCGTCGCGACGTCACATCGTTTCGGACATTGCGGCGGCGGGGTCGACGGCGGCGGCGGGGTCGCCCAGGACGCGACGCGGGTCCCGTTCACGGGTCCGCGGATCATGCCGACCATCCGCCAGGTAGAACCCGCCGGACTCGTTCGACGCGACCGGCGCGGCGTCGCCCGTATCGCCGGTTTGATTCTTCGAACGCCGCCGTCGACAGGGTCGCGGCGGACGGTTGCAAGGTCCCGACGATCAACCGCCCGACGCCAGGATGTCGGTACGTGTCCCCGACGTTGATCGGTCCCGTCCGTTCGGTTTCGCCGGTCAACAGATTGATCACGGTGAATTCCGAACACGGGCGTTCGACGGGAAGGGCGTTCCCCGCCTGTTCCTGTGTATGCACAACGATCACGAATCGACCGTCGGGCGCGATCGCGTGTTCGGCCCTGGTCGGATCGACCGCGGCGAGAATACGAACGCCCGCGAACCTGGTCCCCGCGTGACAGACGATCGGGAACGTCGCGATGTCGGTCGGAAGGAACGTCGGGAGTCGGGCGACTTCGACGAACCCCGGCATCGTCTGGATCGGTTCGTCCCAGAACACGCCGGACCCCGACATCCAGATCCAATTTTGCCCGCCCAGTAACGCCGCCGCCGTGAGAGTGCATAAGAGTTCGGGATCGTCGACGGTCCCGACGGACACGCCGTCGCCGCCGCCGACGGGTTCGGTATTACACGCGACCTTTCCCGTGTCCCGCATCTGTTCGTCGTACGCATACCCGAAATAGTGTTCGACGATGTGTGTGTGATCGCCGCGGTTCCCGTGAACGGTAAGAACCGTCGCGTCGTCGTGCGACCAGTATTCGAACGACTCCGGCATCTCTGATTCCCAGGACGTCATCGGCGGGTCGCAAGCGGCCAGGGCGTCGGGGTCCGAGTTCCCGCCAGGCGCGGATAGGCCGACGATCGCCGGTAGCCATCCCGCGCCCGCGGCGAATGCGTCGATCATGCGAACGAGTAGATCGCGATCGTCGCCGCCGTTTTGCCATGCCTCATTTATTCCGAACACGCCCGCGAGAACTTCGCGCCCGAACGGAAGGGACTTATAGAATTCGCCGTTCTGGAACATATGATCGGTTTTTTGATCTTCGGTCCAGGAATTCATGTCGCCGCGGTCGTCGAATACTTTCATCCCGCATTCGTGGATGAGGGTTATGTACTCCCGTTTCTTTTCCCAGTAGTTCGGCGTTGCCGGGATCGTGCGCCCGCTGTTCGCGACGAATGGGATCGGCGTGACTTCGCGTCCCTTCCAGGCGTCCCATTCGTCGGCGTCGCCTGGGCGGTTGCTATCCCAGAATCCCAGAACGTCTAAGTTCCTGATCACGCCGTAGCGTTCCGCGAGAACTTTTAACTGTGTCGGGACGTCGACGCCCTGGACCGACTTCCCGTGACAGTACGCGGAAAATCCTTCCATGAAATGTGCGCCCATAATGATCCGCGGCCCGCTTGTGTCGTAGATCACGCGATGATGTCGTTCCAGGACCCCGCGAAGGATGTTTGGGTTCGTCGCCGCGGGATCGTTCGTCCAGAAGTCCGCCGACGACGCGAAAAACTCCCATTCGCCGGGAACGGTCGGACCAGGGACGCGGTCGCAGATGACCGCGCCGCCGCCGCCCAGTTCGGCGCACAAGTAGCGGGAATGGAACGACAGGAACGCGACGCCGACATCGCGTATTTCGATCGTGAACCGTTCCCATTCGCCGGACTGGGTCGCCCGAACGACGACGGTTCCATCTAGTTCGGCGGTTAGATAGTGTCCGTCGTGCGATTGCAGAGACACACGCCCATCGTCGTACGTGTGAACGGTCCACTGTTCCCAGGGTCCCGCCTCTGTTCGGGTCGCGACGACTTCCCGCCCGCCGCCACTTTCCGCCGTGAGATAGAACCCGCCCGACGTTTTAAAAGTCGTTACGACTGGATCGCGTGGAGTCGTCATGGTTTTTCCTTTTCCGTCGCGGTCGATCGAATACCGCGAGTAATAGACAGAACACGACGCCGACCATTAGGACCAGATCAACGATGACCATTTACCCGCCCGCCACAATCGGCCCGCCCGCGATCAGGCGTCGTAGTGTGTCCTCAAGGGAGAACCGGACGGACGACGCCTTTACCGTGAACCTGGGCGCAAGGTTCGGGACAAGATCGATTTCGGTAATCGTGACTTCCTGAATCGTGAGGACCGCGGCGATCCGCGGGGACGCCAGGTCGATCGTGATCTGTTTTCCGCTTTGCGTTTTTAAGTCCCTGGTCGCATACGACACAGTGACGATCGGTCGCGAGAACATCGCCAGGTCCGCGTCACACCTGGCGGATAACGATTCGACGGCGCGGCGTGTGTCGACGAACAGATATTCGATCACGCCGTCGGACCCGTCGCGGGCCGCTTGTTCCGCTTGCGCCAGTAGGTCGTCGCGTTGAACCCAGATATGGATCGCGGACCCTTTCGCGATCGGGACCGTGAGTCCTGACACGCCGATTAAGATGCCGGACGGGATCGCCTGGGACCCGTAGAGGATCGTTGTCGTGATCGATCCGGGTCCGTCGCCGGGAATCCCCTTTAACGTTTGCCCGCTGATCCCTGTATACCGAACGACCTGATCGCCCGCGAGCGATACCCATCCGCCGCCGACGCGGAACGTCGCCGCGGACGCGACCGGAAGGACCGTCGCGCCTGGGTTTACTTGTCCTTGCGGTTGCGATAAACCGGACGTGTCCGAAATGGGTTCGACGATCCCGCCCGCGATCACGGCGTCCGATTGCGTGATCTGGTACGCCGTCGTTGTGTTGTCGGCCAGGGTCGCGATCCGTCGCCTGGTCGCGTTCGCGATCGGACTCATGTAGAGTTCGCGGGACGTAACCGCGCCGGACCCCGACACGGGTACGGTCGCGGCGATCTGGTTGCCGATCGCCGTCGCCGTCGACAGGGCGGCGGACCCCAGGGCGGCGTTTGCGACCCCGTCGGACAACGTCGTCGCGGAGTTATTCGCGATCGTCGCGACCAGGCGAAACGATCCCGCGCCATTGAACCGGCGATAGAGATTCCGCGCCGTCGTTCCCGCGGGTCCGATCGGAATATTCGATACGGGAACCCTCTGGACCGCGGTTCCTGTGGTGTTACTGGTCGGCCCGTCCGCGCCGATCGTCGCTTTCGTGTCGACGTACGTCGTCGTTGTGTTGTCGTTGATCGTCGCGATGAATCCGAACGGTCCACTAACCCCGTTCTGTCGATAGAGTTTTCGCGATGTCGTCCCCGCGGGTCCGGTTTGAATACCGACGACTTGGACCTGGTTATACGCGACGATGGTTCCCGTCGTATTCGTCGTCGGCGCGGACGCGCCCAGACTCGCGGTCGGCGTTGTGTCCGTAAAGGTCGTCGTTAAATTGTCGTTCACGGTCCCGACATAGCGGTACGTTCCCGTTCCGGGATCGTGTCGCCAGATTTTCCGGTTCGTCGTTCCTGCGGGTCCGATCGGAAGGTTCGTAAAGTTGATCACGTGGAACGGTTCGCCCGTTGTGTTCCCGCCGGGATGCAGTCGACCGACGGACGCATCGGCTAACGAGTCGGTATAGATCGTCGTTGTGTTGTCGTTAATCGTCGCGACTAAATGATCCTGTGGTCCGTTTGCGGTACTGCGATACAGAAAGCGTTTCAGGGTCCCGGCGGGTCCGATCGGGATTTGGGATAGTTCGACGGACCCGTTCCCCGCGGGCAGTCGAAAATATTGGTTATTGTTCGACGCGAGCGTACTAGTTGTTGTTTCCCCGACAGAGTCCCCGAAACTCACACGCCAGGCGTAATCCTGGCCGACGGTTAGACTTCCGCCAGGTTTCGCGACGGGCGTTCCCCAGTACCCGCCAGGTTGCGGAAGTTGGGGACCGTTGCCGACGGTCAGGTTTCGTTCCTGACTGTCATTGATCGACGTGTCGCCGTGTCCGTCGCCCAGAGTGACGCGCCAGGCCCGCGAACCGGCGTCGACGCCCGCGCCCGCCGCCGCCGTCGCGGTCG